AAGTCGGCGGCAGCCACTACAAAGACCGGGCTATCCAGCCTTGGGATTACATCATCGCTAATGACCTTGGCTTCCTGGAGGCCAACGTCGTCAAGTATGTGACCCGCTACAAGGCTAAAAACGGCATTAAAGACCTGGAAAAGGCGCGGCATTACCTGGACAAGCTGATTGAGGTTGAGACGGCCAGGCTTGAATCCTCGTGGGCTGAGAAATGAGAAAACGCACCGTCCGCCGGGTCTATCAACTGGTTGACCCGATAGCCCATGCAAAATACCAGGCGTCATTACTGACAGACGCGGAAAAGGTCACGCAGATGACCCCGATACAGGTCGCAGTCGATAGGTTATCCCGAGGAGACTGGAACCTGCACGAGTGCTGGCAACCGCTGTTTGAGTGCTTGAACCGGATTGAAAGCCTGATGAAGCTCAACCGGGTGATGGACGCTGAGTGGCTCAAGGGATGCCAAGATATGTTCGTTGGATGCCTGGAGCGCAAGACCACGGCATTTCGTGCGGAGGAGCTGGCAAAGATCAGGGAGATAACGGCGATCTATTGGGACTTGCTCGGGGAGGTGACGCATAGGCAGTTTCAACTTGCTTGTGAACATACGAATGCGAATGTCCAGAGAATCCAGCATCAAAAAAAAGGATTAAAAAGGGTTGCGGGCTGTGTGATTGAGTGAATATAATGGTGCCGTCTATGTTCACGGCATCAAGACAAACAGAGGCCTCTAGCTTCTGCTTTTGCCCTTTAGTGGGGAATGTGCCGTGAACACATAAAAGCAGAGACTAGAGGTCTTTTTGCTTTCTGATCGCGTGCGGTACGTCGGTGGCGCAAATCAGGATACCCCGTTACACGAGCAAGCCAAAGCGGGGGAGGTGGGACAAGAGTAGAGCCTGGTGGTTGAAATAAGTCTGCTCATCGCGATGTGACGACATGGCTCCGGAGAGCATCGTTAAAGCGGGTCGATTGCTGTTTTGTTACGGTTAGGACTCGCTTTGCTCAAACATTCACCAGAGAGCATATATATTCTTCTTAATACATAATAGGTATAATAGGAATATGACCAAGCTATCAGTCAAACAAGAAACATTTGCCCGTCAATATGTGATGAACGGTGGCAATGCAACGCAAGCTGCAATATCTGCCGGGTACAGTGAAAAAACGGCGGGTCAGATCGGAAATGAAAACTTAAAAAAAGTTGAGATCGTTGAAGCGATCAAAAACCTATCTGCACCAAAGAGCGCCCATGAGCTTGACACCATTGAAGGACGCCGAGCAAGGCTGCAAGCTATCGCAGATCGCGCTGAACGACAGGGCGATGAACTCAAGGCCCTAGATCAGCTCTCGAAAATGTGCGGCGATTACATCGAGCGTAAACACATCACTGGCAACGTGCAAATTAACTTTCAGGCCTATGTGCCCAAAAAGGGGAGTAAATGAGCCCAGTTGACCCAGCTAAGATAGATCAAGGGCGTGTGTCACTTTATCGGGCCCTGATGAAGGTCAAGAAACACTACGGCCTAAACCCCATGGAGCTGGTCTATGCGCACCATGAGGCGCTAAAGGACATTGGGGACTATTCCGACAGGCTGTGGTTGCAGTTTGTCGCCGAGTCTTTTAAAGAGGTGATGTTGCGTGACGAATCCCAAGTCCTGGTCGCCCACTGAAAAGCAGGAATACTTCCTGGCTGCCGTTGAGGATGAGGTGCTATTTGGCGGCGCGGCAGGGGGTGGGAAAGCCCTTGACCTTGCCACACCAATAGCCACTCCAGACGGCTGGCGCACTATGGCTGATTTACAGCCTGGTGATGATGTGTTTGACGAGCATGGCCAACCTTGTAAGGTGCTGGCTATCTCTGAGATCATGTACGACCGCCCATGCTACGAGCTGACGTTTAGCGATGGGTCTCAGATCGTCGCTGATGCTGAACACCTTTGGGTCACTCTCGAAGGCAACATTCAACACGTTCGCACAACGCAGCAGCTTAGCAACGCGCTGATATGGGGTGAGGCGCTTACCTTGCCAAACTCCCCTGGCTTAGAAACCTTGCGCGGCGTGGTGGGTGACGTAACCATCACAGCGGTAGTGCGGTGCGAATCCCGCCCGGTGAAGTGCATTAAAGTCTCGTCGAAGTCTCATCTTTACCTGGCAGGCACCACATATCTGCCCACGCACAACAGTGACGCCCTAATCATGGACGTCCTTGGCCTCGGCGAAGAAGAACCATCCATCTCAATCCCCCGGTTTCGCGGCTTGCTTATTCGTAAGACCTTTCCCCAGCTTCGGGAAATCATTGACAGAACCCGAATCATCTATCCCCTGATTGACCCAGGGGCGACCTATCGGGAGGCTGACAAGGAATGGCTCTTTACGTCGGGCGCGAAAATCATCTTTGGTTTCTGCGAACGAGATCCTGACGTACTTCAATACCAGGGCGCTGAATTTCAGTGGATAGGCATCGATGAGCTTGGCCACTTCGCAACCCCGTACGTTTACGACTACCTAACCTCCCGCCTGCGCTCACCTGACAAACGGCTATCCGCAAAGATGCGAGCGTCATGCAACCCAGGCCCGAAATGGATAATGGAGAAGTTCGGGATTAAAAAAGACGGTGCCGATAGCATGGTCACGCTCAACGTCAACGGGCGATTCATTCACCGCCGCTTCATAAGCTCCAAGCTGTCAGACAATAACCACCTTGACGGCACTGGCTACCTGGAACGGCTGATGATGCTGCCTGATGTTGAGAGACAGCAACTGTTAGAAGGCCGATGGGACGTATACAACGTGCCGGGTGCTATCTATAAAGACCAGATTGACGAATCACGCTCCAATGGCCGCATACGACCTTTGCCATACGACCCGATGTTGCGTGTTCATGCAATTTGGGACCTCGGCTGGAATGATAAAACGTCGATCATCCTGGTTCAAAAAGGTGCGAGTGACGTTCGCATCATTGATTACATCGAAGAATCTCATAAGACCCTGGACTACTATTCCACTCTGTTAAGAGAGCGGAAATGGAACTGGGGTGAAATGTGGCTACCTCACGACGGCGAAACCCGCAACCTACAGACAGGGCGATCAGCAAAAGAGGTGCTTGATTCTCAGGGGTGGAATGTTAGAATCACGCCCAAGCTGGACATTGAAAGCGGCATAAGAGCGGCTCGAATGATGTTTGGACAGGTATATTTTGACGCTGACAAGGCTGACGTGCTGGTTGACCACTTGTACAACTATCGCCGGGCCATCAACGCGCAAACAGGGGAGGCAACAGCCCCGGTGCATGATAATCATTCCCACGCTGCTGACGCATTTAGATATCTCGGAGTCTGCGTGGGCAGTCTTACCAATTCAGAGTGGAGCAAAGGAACTCTGAATTACGCCAACATGAATTACGCCTAACTATGCAAAAAATGACAGACGACGAGCTTAAAGCTCTTGTAGATGCGGAAGTCTCGCAGAGCTTGGGCTATGTCGGCCGACTGTCTGAGCAGCGTAGAACGGCGCTGGAATACTATTTGGTTCGTCCAAGTGGCAAACTAGCCCCCCCCGAGGTTGACGGGCGCTCATCCGTTGTATCCCCTGATGTGGCAAACGCGATTGAGTGGGCGATGCCTTCGCTGATGCGCATCTTTACATCGGGTGAGGACATTGCCCGATTCAGCCCACGCAAACCCGGTGACGAGCAAAAAGCACAGCAGGCCACCGAATATGCCAACTGGCTACTCTGGTCACAGAATGAGGGCTATCGCATCGTTTACTGGTGGCTCAAGGATGCTTTGCTGTCAAAGAACGGGTATGTAAAGGTTTACTCTGAGGAAAAGAAGGAAGTAACCCGCGAAGAATACGTCGGCCAGACAATGGAGCAGATCACAGCGATCATGCAGCCGGCGAACGACGAGGAGGAAATCGAGGTCGAATCTCAGGATTCTGACGTTGATGAGACCTACACCCAGCAGTTACCACAAATGCAGCAGCAGTTTCAAGCTGCTCAACAGCAATACGCTCAAGCCCAACAAATGGGCAACCAACAGGCGATGCAACAGATCGGGCAAATGCTCGCTCAAATGCAGCACGCCATTGACAACCCTCCCCTGGTGTACTCGATCACGATCAAGCGCACCAAGAAGGTCATGAAGACGATCGTTGACAACGTGCCGCCCGAAGAGATCCTGGTGTCGCGTCGGTCAAAGACCATTGAGGACACTCCATTTATTGCCCAGCGTGTCAGGAAACGAATCGGCGACCTGGTGGCGATGGGCTACAGCAAGGATGAATGTCTCTCGCTCACCGATGACAATAACTGGGCGCAATACAACTCTGAGGCCATCATGCGCCGGGTTTACGACGACGAGGCGGCTACTCAATACGAGGACGGCGGCAATAACGACCCGATGAGCCGCTATGTCTGGCTGATTGACGCCTATGTGCAGGTTGATTACGACGGCGACGGCATCCTGGAATGGCGCAGGATCTTAAAGGCAGGCTCAACCATCCTGGAAAACGAGATCGTTGACGGCCATCCCTTTGCCGATCTATCCCCGATCTTGATGCCTCACCGTCATTTCGGCCTCTCGCTGGCTGACATAACGGTCGATTTTCAAACGATCAAGACCCAGTTACTCAGGCAGTATCTTGACGCTTTGTACCTGGGCAACAACCCCCGCCATGAGGTTGTAGAGGGTCAGGTCAATCTTGACGACATGCTGACCGCTCGTCCAGGTGGCTTAGTCCGGGTCAAGGCTCCGGGCATGATTAACTCCTTGCAGACCCAGGACATTAGCCAATCTGCAATTGGTGGGTTGGAGTATTTCAGTAAGCTCACTGATGAACGAACGGGCATAACCAAATACAACCAAGGGCTTGATTCCGACACCCTGAACCAGACTGCTACAGGCATTGACCTGATCCAGCAGTCGGCCATGCAACGGCTTGAACTCATGGCTCGGACAATGGCTGAGACAGGGTTCCGGCGACTGTTCAAACTGCTCCTGAAAGAATCCGTCACTTACCAAAACCGCTCGCAGACGATCAATATCCAAGGTAACTGGGTTGAGATTGACCCGCGTGAATGGCGCAACGGGTTTGACCTGACGATTGATTGCGGCATTGGAACTGGTAACCGGGATGCCCAGGCAAAGCAGTTAATGAACATTCTCCAACTGCAAACCAACCTAATGCAAATGGGCATCGCGACACCGCAGAACATCTACTACACGGCCAGCAAAATCCCCCAGGCTCTGGGTCACAAAGATTCAGATCAGTTTTTTACTGATCCACAGAAGGGCATGGCCCCACCTCCGCAGAACCCCGAGATGATGAAAATGCAAGGGCAAATGCAGATCGAGCAGGCCAAGGGTCAAATGACCATGCAGATCGAGAGCATGAAGCTCCAACAATCTGCCCAGCTTGAACAGGCTAAAACGCAATATCAAATGCAAGCCGACCAGGCAGGGCGTGAACATGAGGCACAATTGGAGCACTTCAAAGCCCAGATGCAGAGCGAGGTTGATCGGAACCGCCAACAGGTCGAGGCCGAGCAAAAGCAAATGCAGCTTGAGCAAGAAGCACAATTGAGGGCGCTGGAGGCTCAATACAAAGACCAACAGCATCAACGTGACCAAGAATTTGAACGGTGGAAGGCACAATTAGATAATGAAACACGTGTACTCGTGGCTCAGATTGGCGCGGCAAGTAAAGCGGCTGCTACAAGTGAGGCTCCTGCTCTGGAAAACGCAGAGACAGATCTCGAAACGCCAGAGGCTGAACAAGCCGAAAAGGTCGACACTGGCGCAATGGTGGCACAGGCTCTGCAAGCATCGCTCGATGGGTTTACACGGGCAATTGAGCAAATGAGCCGACCAAAGACAATCATTCGCGGCCCTGATGGCCGGGTAACGGGGGTTCAATGAATTTGAATGGACAAGTGGGTGAAGTTAAATTCACCCTAGAGATAACCCGCAAGGAAACGGGCAAGGTTGAGACAGTCGAAATGGTCGGCTTTCTTGACGAAGATCAACTAAAGGCGCTCCAGGCGCAGGAGACGGAAAATGGCAGTAACGCATAGCACAGCCGCACGAAACGCGGCAACTGACGCTGTAACCGCGCTGATTGGCGCATCGGGTCGGCTTAAGTTTCACATCACTGGCTCAACGGTGGCTGCTCCGTCAACGGTAGTGGCTAACCTGGCGCTGAGTGCAACAGCCTTTGGTGCATCGGCATCGGGCACAGCCACAGCCAACGCGATCACATCGGACACTAACGCGGCAGGCGGTACGGTGGCCTTTGCGTCATTGCAGACATCGGGCGGCACTGCGGTTATCCATTGTGCGGTGGCTGCGAGTGCGTCTGACATCAACATGACCAACGGCTTGACGGTGACTGCCGGCGATACTGTAGCTTGTTCCGGGCTGTCTTACACCGCTCTTAGCGCCTAATGGCTAACGGCACTGGCACGGCAACAATAAACTTTGGCTCCTTTCCGGGAGCTAATGAAGCCAGTGTCGCCGTCACTGGATTGACCACGATCAGCGCGACGTCAAAGGCTGAAGCTTACTTTATGGGCGATGACACAAGCGGCACACACACGGCGGCAGACCACCGATATGCGCCCTTGTTCATCAACTTGACCTGCGGCACGCCAACGGCTGGCACAGGGTTCACGATTTACGGCCGCTGCCTCAACAAGATGCAAGGCTCTTTTAACGTCCGATTTGTCTGGAGTGACTGATGGCATTAGATACCAATATACGCGGCTCAAGCACTGGCAACGGTGCCGAGGTTACGGCTGCAAACTACCTTAAAACGATCACGGAAACCAACGTCATTGCCAACCCTGGCAACGTAGGCGCGAATCGTATATTCACTGAGCTTGACGGCGGCTATATCACGGCTGCACCGATTCTGCTGTCCCCCGAGCTTGACGCAGACTATCGCACCCGCGCAGGCTTGGACACCATGCTTGACGAGGTGATGTTTAACTACACCCTTCAAGACACTGGCAAACACCAGGGCGTTACAACCACGATGGTTCCCTCCTGGGCTGCGGGTCAATTCATCCCCAACAGCACATCAATCACGACGACCACCACGGGCACGTATTTGCAGACCTATGCAACGTTCCCTAACGTGGGGGCTAATACCCTATCTGGCGACGTCACAATGTCATTCAGCGCCCAGCCAAGCGCTAACAACTTCGTCGAATTTGGCTTTACGCCCAACATCACATCGGCGACCGCATCCCCGTCTGATGGTGTGTTTTTCAGGTTGTCGAGTGCAGGTTTGCAGGGCGTTTCGTCCATCAACGGAACCGAAACCAACACAGCCATATTCACGGGCGCTAATAACGTCGGAACGTGGACATACACCAACAGCAAGCGCTATCAGTTCATCATTTACATGAGCGCGGTCGATGCTAAGTTCTGGGTCAACGACGGGACGGGCGCTGTCTTGCTCGGCTCCATCGCTTTGCCAACGGGTAACGGACGGATTAACCTTGGCGCGGGTGTGCGCTGGTTCATGGGTCAGCGGATAACTGGTGGCGCGGCTGGAACTGCTTTGCAGGCGGCTTTCAACGGCTACTCTGTCCGCCTTGGGGGGTTAAATTCCACCTCATCCCTTGCACAAACTGGCAACCGTTTGCATGGCTCATATCAGGGTCTTGGCGGCGGCACGATGGGCGGCTTGGCTACTTACGCCAACTCAACCAACCCGACAGCGGCAGCGCCATCTAACACGGCACTGACAGCCAACTTGCCCGGTGGCTTGGGCGGTCAGGGTGTGGTAACTGCGGCGGTTGCGGCGGCGACTGACGGTATCTGGTCGGAATACGGCGTAACCCTTAACACGGTCAACATTCAAGGCCGTCGCCTGGTTGTAACGGGCGTGCGTGTGGATGCGATCAACACTGGCGCGGCGGTGGCTACAACGGCGACCACGCTGCAATTCTCTCTGGCCTTTGGTCACACAGCGGTCAGTTTGGCAACAGCCGAAGCGGCCAACGCCAAAGCACCTCGCCGGATTGCACTAGGGTTTATGAACTGGCCTATCGGTGCAGCTATCGGGGCGGGGCCGGATAAGGGGCCGATTGTGGTTGATTTCTCAAGCGCGCCTATCTACGTCAACCCCGGCGAACGTATCGCCCTGGTGGGTAAGTTTGTTGCGGGTACGGCCACAGCATCGCAAACGATCACGTTTACCTACACTCCGATCTATGGTTGGGAATGAAGCCTAAAGGGTAAAGAGTGTCACTATTACTTGCCCTCGTTGGTGGCGGTGGGCCAGTAACCCACAACACTAGCGGCGCACTTACCGGGCAACTGGGAAGCGTCGCTGGTGCTGCGGCGCATCTTGCATTACACAACACCTCGGGCGCTCTCACAGGCTCCGGGGCGGTCATTGCAGGCACATCAAACCGATTTAGAGCGTTTGGGTCAAGCGGGGCACTCACAGGCCAAGGCTCATCGATTGTCGGCGCTGCATCTCGCTCATCGGGGGCAGTCACTCACGATACCTCTGGCACACTATCAGGTCAGATCGGCTCGATTGTCGGCAGCGCAAACCGATTCAGGGCGTTTTCTGCGGTAGGTGTTTTAGTCGGCCCAGGCTCTGCGCTATCAGGGTCGGCAAACAGATTCAGGGCGTTTGGCACATCGGGTGCATTGATTGGCCCCGGCTCACTGGTCAACGGCTCTGCAAGTCGGTTTAGGGCGTTTGCATCCTCCGGCGCTCTCACGGGCCCAGGCGCAGTTATCAACGGCTCTGCCTCTCGCACAGGCTCTGCGATAACGCACGACACCTCGGGTGCTCTGACGGGTCAAGGCTCATCGGTCAGCGGTGCGGCCACTCTGTTTGTCAAACACACGGCAACAGGCGCTCTTACTGGTCAAGGCTCAAGCGTTGCAGGGTCGGCGTCTCGATCATCGGTAGCAGTAACCCACAACACCACAGGCGCACTCGTTGGCCAAGGCTCAACCCTGGACGGGTCGGCGCAGAATGGAAAGCAGATCGGCGGGGGTTATGACGACGAACCTAAACGTAAGCGCTATATCGTCGAAGCTGGCAATGTCGTGCAGGCGTTTGATACGGCAGCGGAGGCAACGGCTTTCCTGAATAACCTGCCCAGGAAAAAGAAGAAACAGGCGGTCATTAAACCCCAAGTAATACTGCCAGATACTAAAGCGGTACAATACGCCCAGCAGTTAGCTGACGAAGCGATTGCAAGGGCGAGGGAATTGGACGACGAGGAAGCCATATTGGCCTTATTTACATGAGCGATTTAGAACAAGATGTTAGGAACGGTTTAGAAGCAGCTCAGATTATTGAATCTCCAATATATCAAGCGGCTTTTAATGCAATTGAAAAGGAGCTTATAAACTCATGGCAGACGACGAGCGTAAAGCAAGGGGACGACCGCGAAAAGCTGTATCTGATGATACGACTGCTCTCGAGGCTGAGGACGGAACTAGAATCAGTGATGACCTCGGGGCAACTGAGCCGGAAACGAATCCAGGAGCTACAGGAGCAGGGCCGGTTGTCACATATAACCAATTTCTTGCGCGGCTAGAAGAATGGCTAGCTGATAACCAAATGGGCAACAGAATTACCCTTGCACATTATCCCGGCAAGGATACAATGCACGAATATGTGACGTGCAGCTTCCCGGTGAAGGATGGTAAACCTGGATTTATCACTTCAAGCGGCGAGCGAAAAGACATATAAACCCAGCCTAACGGGTTAGATTAGGACGTTGCCCGGGCAGCGGTGAACATCGTGATGATGTGCATATCCACAAAACGGAGTATTCATGGACGAGACTACAGACAATCCGGTTACGGAATCTGATGACGGTGCAGCCGCCTTAATGGCTTTCCTTTCTGGCAACAGTGACGACGACGGACGATTGAAACCCGAAGTCGCTGAAAAGATCGAAGAAGAAGATCAAGCGCCGGAAGTAATCGAAGAAGAAGCACCGAAGGAGGAAGAACCTCCAACTGAGCCGGAATACGAAGTCAAGATCAACGGTGAGACCAAAAAGGTAAAGCAGAGCGAACTAATCGCTGGTTACCAAAAGGGCGAAGACTACACCCAGAAAACGGCTCGGCTAGCAGAGGAACGTCGCCAAGTAGAGGCGGTGGCTCAGCAAGCTCAAGCAGAAAGAACCCAGTATCTCCAGAACATACAGTCCATGCAGGCACAACTTGCACAGGCGGTACGCTCTGGCGATTTGGCTCCACCAGACCCGGCTCTAATCCAGTCAGACCCGGTGGAATACTTGCAACAGCAACAGCGATACAACCAGGCCCGGGAAACGTGGGACAAGTTGCAAGCCGAGCAGGTGCAAGTGGCACAGAGACAGCAGCAGGAGGACGCACAAAGGTATTCGCAGACCCTGGCAGCACAAAGAGAGCAGCTACTCGCCAAGCTCCCCGAGTGGAAGGACCAGGCAAAGATGCAGACCGAAGTCGCCGAATTGAAGCAGTTTCTTCAGCGCGAAGGTTATGACCCCAAGGAAGTCGATGGAATCGTCGATGCAAGGGCGGTCACTCTAGCGCGTAAGGCGTGGATGTATGACAAGTTAATGTCTAACAAAACGTCGGTTGAACAGAAGGTCAAGCAAGCGCCACAAAAGGTTGTCAAGTCTGGCACCCAAGTGGAAAGCAGCAATGGCCCTCGCTTGAATCAGAGCGCAATGCAGCGCGTGCGTGCATCCGGAGATGTGCGTGATGCGGCTGCGGTTTTACGGTCACTCATGGGCTAAGCCCAAAGGAGCATTGATATGGCTATCGTAGCGAATACCTACACCTCTTACGACACGATCGGCATCCGGGAGCAACTGGATGACATGATCTACAACATTGCCCCAACTGATACCCCGTTTATGAGCGGTATCAAAAAAGGCAAAGCCCAAAACATTTATTTTGAATGGCAAACCGATACCCTGGCGGCTGCGGCTAACAACGCCCAGCTTGACGGTGACGACGTTGCATCCTTCACGGCAGTCGTTCCTACCACCCGTATCGGTAACCGTACCCAGATCAGCCGCAAGGTGTTCTTGGTTTCGGCTACTGAGCAGGCTATCCTGAAAGCTGGCCGCAAGGACGAGGTCGCCTATCTGACTGCCTTGAAAATCAAGGAATTGAAGCGCGATCAGGAAACTGCCCTGACCCAAAACACCACGGCCGTCACTGGCACAACTGGTGTCGCCCGTCAGACCCGCGGCTTGGAAGGCTGGGTGGCCACCAATAGTTCTTTGGGCGTAGGCGGTGCAAACCCCAACCCCACGACCAACACGGCCCCAACCGACGGTACTCAGCGTGCGTTCTCTGAAACCATCCTGCGTGCTGGCCTGCTGGCTGCGTTTACCGCTGGTGGCAACCCTGATACCCTCATGGTCGGCCCTGGCAACCGTCAGGTTGTCTCTACCTTCACGGGTAACGCGACCCGATTCAAGAAGGCCGAGGACAGCACCCTGAACAGCACGATTTCCGTGTATATCAGCGACTTCGGTGAATTGAAGGTTGTCCCCAACCGTTTCCAACGTAACCGCACCGCCTTTGCCTTGCAAATGGACATGTGGGAGCTGATGATGCTGCGTTCCTACGACACCGTGGAACTGGCGAAAACGGGTGACGCTGACAAGCGCATGATCGTGGTTGAGTACGGTCTCAAAGCCAACCAAGAAGCGGCCTCCGCTGCCTTGCGCGACCTGACCTAATGACCTAGGGGGCGGGGGTTAAGTCCTCCTCCCCCCTCTTTGGAGCATATATGGCTGATGGAATTGGAATAAGCGTAACAGGGGCAACCGTAGCCTCCGGCGCTGCAAGTGCAAACGTTGTCATACCTACCCTGCCCGGTGGCATCCCGACCAAGTATTACCGCATCGCCGCATCTCAGGCTGCTTATGTCAAAGTCGGCCAATCTGGTGTAACTGCGGTCGCTGGTGATATGGTCGTCCAGCCTGGTGACGCTGTAATCGTTCGCGCTGCTGGCCCTTACGTCGCTGCGCTGCAACAGACGACCGCTGGTGTGGTTCAAATTTCCCCGCTTGACGACGTATGATGGACTTTGACGACATCCTGGAGCCGGTGATTGATTACAACACCGGGCACATTGATACAGGCGTTCAAACCGCCTCGGGGCTGGTTGACGGCAAGATGGTTTTCAACCGTTTTGCGGACGTAGAACCAACGCTCGATTTGCTCTCCGGGATGCGTCAGATTACAGACGGTAAGGGTAAGGAATTTTGGTGGATTGGTGAGATCCCCAACGTGATTCTTGAAAAGTACCTCAACGAAAACGGGGTGACTTACCAGGAATTTATGTCCGATAAATCCCACGCTCGGCGCATATTGCAAAACCCGGACTATAGTAAGTTCAGGGTTTTTGAAGGGTCTTACTGATGCTCGACACGTACGCCAACCTTTCGCAAAGCATTGCCGATTGGACAAAACGCACCGATTTGACGGCGTTCATCCCCGATTTCATAACCCTTTTAGAATCCAAGTTTGCGCGAGACCTCCGCATCCGTGCGATGCTGACAACGGCAACCCTTACATCAACGGCAAGCTCTCGGACTCTTGCACTGCCTACAGATTGGCTTGAATTTGATTCAGTTGTCCTGGTCGGTCAGCCAAACAGGGTTTTAACCTACGTCACGAACGAGACCCTGGACAACAATTTCCCGGAAAACGCCACTTATTCAAAACCCGAGGTTTACACAATCGTGGGTTCGAATATGGAACTAGGCCCCGTTCCTGATGCCGCCTATCAACTCGCGGTCACGTATTACAAGAAGTTCGATTCAATTCAGACTGCCGGGACTAACTGGCTATTGACCAACCACCCGAGCTTGTATCTGTTTGGAGCGTTGATCGAGGCAAGCGCGTTCGGCTTCGCTGATGAACGTCTGCCCCTCTGGGTGCAAAGGTTTAATTCCGAGATCGAATCCCTCAAAGTCGCTGACGAGCGTTCTAACTGGTCAGGCTCTGCACTACGTGTGCGCGTCGCTGTTTAAGGTAAACCATGTCCGTTGAAACCGCACCCTATATCAACTCGCTCAATACTGCTCTCCCTGCGTCTAACGACCCAAAGAGCGAAGGCGACGATCACTTGCGGGTGATTAAATCCGCTGTCAAGGCGACATTCCCCAACATAACGGGCGCGGTGACGGTCACTCAGACTGATCTAAATTATGTCTCCGGTGTAACGTCTGCCATACAAACGCAGATTAACAGCAAGGCAAATTCTGCATCCCCGGTGTTTACGGGCAACCCTACTGCCCCTACTGCTTCGGCCTCTGACAACACCACGACCCTGGCCACTACGGCGATGGTTCAGGCTGCTCTCATCGCCTCTACGGGCATTGGTGGTCAGCTCCCCGGTCAGTCAGGCAACGCAAACAAGTTTCTCAAAACCAACGGCTCTGTAGCTAGCTGGTCGGACGATTCCCGCATCAAACTAGCACCCCTCTCTGGTGGCACGCTCACAGACCCGAACTCACACTACACAATTGCTGCCAACGCTTCGTACACCCTCCCCGACATAACGGGCACGGATTCATTCGGTCTAATCTATCCCTCCAACTCCACGGCAGTCCCCACAACGGTGACAACCTCTGACGGGTGGTCAGTGGCTACGGGTGCAACGGCTGGTGTGCTTCGGATGACACCTCCCTTGTCCACAGTTACCGCTCACGGGATATGGGGTTCGGGTGTCTCGATGACCCCTCCCACGCTTGCATCAATCACGGTTTCTGGCTCAACCGTCATGGGCACAGCCCAGCTAGATACCAACCTAGTCGTAGTCATTCATCGGCTTGCTGGTCAGGTTTACGCAGTTGCAATCAACACCCTGACAAACGCGGCAGGCGCTCCGATTGCGATGATGGCCTACAACAACGCCACAGGCTTTGGGGTGTGGGCTGATAGCACGACCTCGTTTGTGGTGGCTTGTAACACGGCGGCAGGTAACTCAAGCTTTCAGGCTGGCTCAGTTTCAGGCACGACGATTTCCCTTGGCACTGCGGTTGCATTGGGGCAGGACGCAATCAACACAATCAAGCTAAACAATGGCTTGTATGTCGCCAACACAAAACAGACCACAGGCTTATTCGCCCTCACGGTTTCGGGCACGACCATTACGGCGGGCACTGCGGTTTCGGCTGGCGCGTATGCAGGCGGCTCAACTGGCGCTCAATACATCGCCCGTTCATCCAACACCGAATTCCTGCTGGCTGTCTTGGCTACGGGTGGCGGCACTAACTCAACCCGCGCCCTATCCGTCTGCATCGGCTCGGTTTCAGGCACCACGATCACGCTTAATGCTACCTCAGTTGGCACAAACATTGAGGCTAATAACGGATTAAACGTGGTCGCGGCTTACGATGACGGCGTGTCTTATATCGCTGTCTGTATCAACGGCACAACGGGCACATCGGGCGATTTTTACGGCATCTCGGTATCAGGCACGACTGCCACTCTAGGAACCGTCACAACCCGCACAACCGACCTTCCTGCGGTGTATGACAAGTCCCGCTATATCTACAACCCTGCCAAGCCGCTGATTAAATACAACACCACGACGATGCTTTTCGGGCATAAGTCGATTTACGCTGTAACGATCTCGGGCACAACCCTGACGTTTGGCGCGTTTTATGGTGCGGTGAATCAAACCTTTGTAACCGACTTCACGGGCACGAACGTTTACTCGATCAGTGCAACAACATTTGACAAGCTGTCCGTCACGGGCACAACGGTAAGCTCATCCTTCCAGGTGGCTGCTGTGCCTTCAATCATCATCTCAGACACGCTCACAGACGCGGCAGTCAACTACGGCGGTACTTGGTACACATGGGCGCTGCCAACCATGCTCACCGCGCTTACGTCGAATAAATGGCTACGCTCAACAGGCGCAACTAACCTCACCATGTCAGGGCCAATCGCATGATCTATCCAGTCGGTTACATTGACCCCCGCGAGATAGCCAAAGCTGCTCGCACGGATGCAGTCTCCCGGATTACCGTGACAACCTCGGCAGGTCACACGTTTGACGGCGATGAGATATCACAAACCCGCATGGCTCGGGCGATCATTGCTCTGCAAGCCACCGGGACACCGAATGTTAATTGGGTGCTGGCTGACAACTCCGTAATCCAAGCAACACCAAACGAACTAGCCGAAGCCCTGGCGCTGTCCGGCGCGGCTCAAGCGGCTATCTGGGTGATTTAATGCGCGCAAAAATTGAAAACTGCGGCAGCGGGATAAATAGCGACCTCACGCCTGAGGAAATCGGGCCGGGGTTTTGGAATATCTCGCAGAATATGCGCTTCGCTGACGGGTACGCAACCCGTTTTCGCGGGATGACGCAGGTTTTCAACACTCCCTCGGTTACTCCATATTTCCTCACCCCCTACGCCACAACCACAGCCAGATACTGGATACACGCCGGGACTAATGCGGTCTATGCTGATGACGGCACAACCCGGACAAATATCACAGGCACAGCGCCTACAGGGGGCATTGATAACCGTTGGTCAGGTGGTTCGATTAACGGGGTTTTGATTCTTAACAACGGGGTTGACAACCCGACATATTGGGCAGGAACGGGTACTCTAGCGACTATCCCCGGCTGGACGGCCACCTGGAAAGCGGCAGTTCTCAGGCCATTCAAAAATTACATCGTTGCGTTAAACATAACCAAAAGCACGACCAATTACCCCCACATGGTTAAATGGTCAACCACGCTAAACCCTGGCTCGATTACGGCTGCGGGTGATTGGGACGAGACCAACCCAGCTAAAGATGCGGGTGAACAAGACCTCGCAGAAACCCCTGATTTGCTGGTTGACTGTCTGCCAATGGGTGACCTGAACATCGTTTACAAAGAGCGATCGATGTACGCCATGAGCTATGTCGGTGCGCCTTATATCTTCCGTTTCCAAAGGCTCCCAGGTGATGTAGGGATGCTGGCTCCTGGTTGTGGCGTGAACACTCCTGCGGGTCATGTTGTGCTGGCTGCGGGTGATGTGATCGTGCATAACGGTCAAGGCGCTCAGTCAATTGCAAATGCGGTTATTCGGGATTACATATTCAAAAACATCGATTCGACCAATTACAAACGCTCGTTTGTTACCGCGAATCCGCAAAGGAACGAAGTTTGGGTGTGTTTCCCCTATGGCGTATCCTCCACTTGTAATACCGCCTGCGTCTGGAATTGGGTCAGCAAAACCTGGTCTATCCGTACTCTGTCAAACGTGACTTATGGGGCGTTCGGGCAATTCAACATCTCGTCCACCAACACATGGGCGGCAGATACTCAGACCTGGAACTCTGATGCCACCTCATGGAACGAAAACGAATATTCCCCGGCAGAAGCTCGTTTGCTTATGTCTCACTCCACTCCATTGATTAGCCTGGCTGACACTGGCACAACCGATTTCGGCTCATTGATAAACGCCACACTGGAACGGTCGGGGATGCACATGGACGACCCGTATAGTATGAAGGTTTGCCGGGGGATATTCCCGAGAATCGATGGACAAACGGGCGGGACGATCACTGTGGAAATAGGCGGCTCGATGGTGGCTGATGCGCCTCCTACCTGGTCGGCTCCGGTGACCTTTCGGATTGGGGTCGATCAGAAAATAGATAGCTTTGCGTCGGGTAGGTATCTCTCCGTGAGATTCACCAACGCTGATTATTCACCCTGGCGAATCCGATCATTTGATATTGATTATGTTATCAACGGGGCATACTAATGGCGCGATATACACCAGCTCTTGTAAATAATCCCCAAGTGGATAACGAACTTGGTAAAATCGCGCAAGCCTTGGACACGGCAGACGCGCAGCTCAATTTAGATATGCTGTACGCGCCACCCAAAAAGTTCCGTGAAGGCACGATTGTTTTAGCCGACGGAACGTCCTGGAGTCCGTCAGGTTTAGGCCGGGGGTTTTACGGTTATTACAGTGGTGCTTGGAATAAATTGGGGTAAATTATGAGTCTAGGTTTTACACCGTTAGATCAAAACACGGTCAACAGCGGCCAACAATGGCTCATGGGTCAAGGTCTCGGCAAGATGGGGCCTAATGGCTTTCAGTACACCGGGGGTAAAGAAGGCAACCAAGTGACCATGGGCGCGGCCTTGGGCATGGGCTACAACCCCGACCAAATATCACAGATTACCGGGATGCCGGTTGACCAGATCAACCAATGGTCAGCAGACCCGCACAATCAAATGATGGCGCAAAATCGCTCATGGGCGATGGCGAACGAAGGGCTTTACAACCCGACAAACCCGACGACCGTGCAGCAAGTGGCCGATATGAACAAACCCTTTGTGCCCTCTGCGCCTCGGGACATGAGTGGCATGGACTTCACGCCGGGCGCTGGCTTCCTGAACAAACACCCCGAGGCAGATCCCAACGCCTACCAGAAAAACCCCTACCTGGACGAGATGGCGAAGGGGATTACAAGCCAGATGAACCAGAACTGGACGAACAACCTAGACCCGTCCATCCGCTCGGGTGCAATGGCTGCGGGTGGGTTCGGTGGGTCTCGTCAGGGGGTTGTGGAAGCCAACGGGCTAAACGACCTTAACCGCTCGCTCGGGCAAAACCTGACCAATCTTTACGGGCAGGACTACACCAACTCGATGAACCGTAACCTGCAAAAGTACGGGATGGATCAGTCCTACAACCTTGGCCTACGGGCTAACGACCTCGGTTTTGCCGGGCTTGATGCGCAGATTGCCCAAAACAACTTCGGCAATCAATTGGCAGGCGCTAACTTCGGCCTGAACGCTTACGGCTTGCTGAACCAAAGCAACGCCGGGGCTACTCAGGCAGGTGGTGCGATACAAAACACTCCGCAACAATACTACAACACCAACCTGAACAACCTCGGGGCTATCTCTGGGCAGGGTGGGTCTAATAGTATGTCGGGTCAGGGTAACCCCTGGCTCAGTGCCATAGGCGGCGCTCAAATGGGCAGTAAATTCAATCTCGGGTTTTAAGGGGCGATTATGGACTTAGGAACTGCACTCGGTGGCTTGTTGGGATTTGTAGGCGGCTCCGGCAAAACAACCCAGACCGCTAACCGCGACCCTTGGGGGCCGGCACAACCCTATTTGTTGGATGCTCTGAAACAGGGTCAAGCCCTCAATCAGTATTACCAACAAAACCCCTTCAACGCCCAGCAAAAGGCGGGTTATCAAAACGTCATGTCAGACGCTGATTACCTCCGGCAAAATGTCATGCCTGGCGTGATGCAGTTTGCCAACAACGCGATGGGTGGCAGTTACTCCCGAAACCCCGTAGGCGTGGGCATGGGGAATGTCAGCTCAAACATCACGCGATCAAGCCCCACAGGTGGCCCGTTCGGTGTCGCTCCTGGTCAAGCCTTTGGACAAATTGATTGGGCAAAAATCAACCCGTTCACTCAGTCTCAAACGGCTCCAGCGGCTCAGTCCACTCAATTCAATGAGGACGGTGCGCGGCCTGGGTCATGGGTGACTGCCTCATCCGGCCAACCTAGCGGCGACATTATGGGCACGCTCCAAAAGTCCCTAAACACCCCCCAGGGCGCTTACCTGGCTTACCTTGCATCGCGTATCGGTTTGCTCGGGAATATGACCCAGCAACCCGCCCCGGTCGAGGATAAATCCTTTCAACCAACTTACTATGAAAACAACGGGGAGTCTTACTAATGGGCTTGCTTGACGTTCTTAACTCAGACGAAGGCCGAATGGGTTTGGCCTTGCTTGCTGCGGGTGCGCCTCGGCTTGACGGGGCAGGGTTTGGGCAACGGTTAAATGAGGCTGTGGGGTCGTTTGATCAATACAAGTCCGGGCAGGATGCGGCGTCATTCAAAAAGCTCCAAGCTGATGCACTTCGTCAAGAGCTGCTAGGCCGTCAAAACGCCGCTACTGAGGCTGCTCGCTTGCGTGGGCTGATGCAAAGCGACATGAGCTATCAGGACATGGTGCGCCAAGGCGTCCCGGTTGAACAAGTCAAAGCCCTGGCAGAATCCCGCAACTTCGGGCGCGATGAAGTAGCCCGGACGACAGAGATTGAAGGCCCAGGCGGTCAAAAGATCATCCAAGGGTTTGACAAGTTCAACAACCCAATCGGCGCAGGCGTGGCCGGATATGTTGCGCCTCAACTGGTCAACCAAGGCGACCGCCAAGCCTTTGTAAAGCCCTCTGCCGGCCTTTCCTTGCCCGTTGGTATGTCGCCCTCTGAGCGTGACGCATCGGCGCGTGGGTGGGCATCCAATAACCTCGCTGCCCAACGATTTGCTTTTGAACAGGCTGGCGGGGCTGAGGCTAACAAACCTCAACTCGTTGACGGTCAGTGGATATACAAGCCCTCCGCGCAAAACCCTCAGGGAATGGTTGTCCCGGTGGCTGGCATTGCTGACAAACCGCTGACAGAATCGCAAGGCGCTGCGGTGATGTTTGGCCAACGTGCTGCCCAGGCTGATGCTATTTTGCGGAACCTCGAATCCAAAGGCGAAGGCCAACCGGGCACGATTAAACGCGTCGCCCAGGCAATGACCCCAGGCTTGGGGATGGGGCTTGATGAGTCGGTCGGAACCTTGACGAACTTCACGCAAAGCAAGATTCAACAATCGGCCGAGCAGGCGCAAAACAACTTTCTAACCGCGATTCTGCGAAAAGAATCCGGCGCCAGCATTAGCCCGTCTGAATTTGCAACGGCTCGGAAAATGTACTTCGCCCAACCCGGTGACAGTGCTGCCATACTTGAACAAAAGCAACAGACCCGCGCTGATGCTATCTCGGGAATGAAGGCGCAAGCAGGCCAAGGGGCAAAGCACATCGCAGATCAGTCCGGCATCCCTCAATCGGCGGTGTCTCATCTCAAGATGGTGAAAAACGACCCAAAGGCTCTCGCAGAGTTTGATCAGGTCTTTGGTGACGGTGCAGCAGCTCGCGTTCTAAGGGGTAAATGATGGAAGAAAATCGGTTTGCCAAATACGTAGAAGGAAATCGGTTTGCCCAATACGCACAACCCGAGCAGACCGCATACGAGAAAACCGCGCAGAAGGCCAATGCGTTAGATAACCTGGCGGCGGCAGTCGGTGGGGCGGCTTATGGAACCTACCTCGGTGGCAAACAGCGGCTCATGCAAGCCCTGGACGTTATCAACCCGCAAGAACAATCACGCGCTGCGGCGATGGCTCCCGACATTGAAGAAAACCGCGCTGCGATGGAAGGGCTGCGAAGCACTAAATCAGGCGTAGCGGGTGACATTATCGGTAACATGATGACCACAGCCCCTCTCATGCTTAACCCGGTGGCGGGAACCATTAAAGGCGCTACGGCGATTGGGGCGGGCTTGGGTGCATTGGCTCCAACAGTCGGTGATGAATCCGTCGCTCAAAACGCGCTCAAAGGCGCTGCGCTGGGTGCTGGTGGCGCCTGGCTTGGCAACAAGATTGCTGGCGCTCTTGTGGGCAAGCGTGGGCAGCAGGCTACCGGGGGGAATGCCACGGCATCATCCACAGGTGGCGCGTCCGAGGCATCCTCTACGGTTAGCGGTGGCGCAAACGTTACCGGGTCGGGTGGTGGGTATAACTTCGGGTCGGTGGGTGAGGATACGTCTGCAGGTTTGAGCAGGATGCAGAAGCAACTGATCGAGCGCAACCCTGATTTCAAATTGACCCCTGGTCAAGCCTCCGGCTCCAAGTCGCTCCAACAGTTAGAAGCCAAGCTGGAAAGCCAGCCCATGACCTCGGGGCAGTTTAACAAGATCAAGGCTGACAACCAGACCCTAATCAATCAGCGCGTGGCTGAATCTATCGGCGTTAAGGCTAACACAGTCGATGCTGACGTCCTCAATCAGGCACATGACAAAGTGTCTCGGGTTTACGAACTGGTCAAGAAAACGCCTGATCGAACGATTAACCCTGATGATTTTCTAGGCGGTCTGTCCAACATCGAAAAGAACTATGAGGGATTATTGTTCACGGGTGGCAAGCCATTCAGCGTGATGGATCATCCCTTAACCGCTCGGCTGATGCAATATGCCCAAAACGGGCAGGCGACCGCGGAACAGTTAACCGATCTATCTTCAAAGCTCGGCAAGGCTGCACGTAATCAAATGACAGGCGCAAGCGGCGACCGCCAATTGGGAATGGCCTTGAATGAGGTTAAAGACCTATCAGACGACCTGATCTCTCAAGGTTTGACGGGTCGCACGCAAAAGCTATTCGACCAGGCGCGGGGGAACTATCGCAACCTGATGACCATTGAAAGCCGGGTCGGGATTGTCAACCCGTCCACAGGTAACGTCAACGGCTCCACCCTTGCCAATGCTCTCCAGCAAAAGGACAAGGCGGGTTATTTGCTTGGCCGCAACACGTCCCCAATGTATGAGGCTGCGCGGCTCTCGCAGGCGTTTAAGCCCATTGTCGGGGATTCTGGAACGGCTACACGGTCAGCTTTGCCAAGCCCAACGGATTTTGTTCTATCTCTGCCGTTTAACGTGGTAACGAAGGCTTATGCCTCTGCGCCTGCTGTTAACCTAGCTGCAAAGGGTGGGGCGATTTCGCGGAATGGTTTACTGCAAAGCCTCGATCCGAATATGGTCAAGTATCTGCCCCAGGCTGGCGCGATGGGTCTGCTATCGCTCCCGCAGTAAGAATGTTTTGAATTTGCCATCGGGTAGCACACGGTAAACAAAGCCATGCACATAACCAACGAATTTATACAACCCAAAGGCAAACAGGGGTTTTAATAATAATGCGATCATCCAACTTTCCATGATGCGATTTTATGCGACTTCTCAATCTACTCATTAGCCTCGATCAGTTTCTATTCAGCTTGATCACATTAGGCGGCGCTTATCCAGACGAGACAATGAGCAGCGCAGCATTTAGAATGGAGCGTGACGGTAAATTCTTCGGGTTTTTCCGTCCAGTGATTGATTTTTTGTTTGTGTTTATTCAAGATGCGCACTGCAAAAAGGCGTACGAATCTGAAAAAATGAGGTTACAGGCCCCCAAATGAGCACCATATTTGAACTAATCCCCGTAGCGATGGCCTTTGCAGTCGCTATTTTTTCGTCAACGGCTTACACCAAAGCCCGGCGAATCCACGATAGAACCATGCTGATAATGGCCACCCTGGCGGCGATTATGCTCATCATCGCGCAAACGAGCTGGTATTCAACGTTGACCGGGGGAGGTTCAGACGACCCCACCTGGGTCAATAATCTCTGGACGCTGTTTAACACGACGGTTATGAGTGCGTTTTTGATTAACGCGATTGGCCGCAAATGATAAAAAATATGCTCCCCCAGGATTCTCGCACCGTCGAGATTGCCTCGGCTTGGGCGATGATGATGATGAGCGTGGGGATAGGGGCGCATATTGTCATTGTCGATACCCTAATGACCGCCCACAATATCCCGTTTTGGGTTACGTGTTTAGCCCTGATCGGGATGCTTCAATTCTGGTCATTGGTTATCCATCCCTCTGCCGAGGTTTTGAGGTGTATATTGGCTTGGGTGTCTGGCATATTCTGGATTTGGTTATCGTTTGCTGACGGTAAACCCTCACCCGCTGATTTTTCTACATTCACTTTAGGCATTGGAAACCTTTACGGGTTTGTCATCAATATCAATATGCTTCGCCGGGAACCGATATGGAGGTGATTGACTTAATCAAACTCCTGATGGAAAGCGGCTCCACGGGTGTGGCGAGTATCCTGGGTGGCATTGCCGGGTTGTGTGCCATTTTTATCAAATGGAAAAAGGTCGACATTGAGTCAACGACCTCGATGAGCAGGCTCCAACAAGACCACTTAAAAAGCCTCATGGGGCAGAATAAGCAACTCGCTGATGACCTCTCAAGCCTGCGCGACAAAATGGCCTCGACTTATGACCAGATCGACGTACTACGTGCTCGCCCTGGTCGGTGTGATGATTGTCCATTGAAGGTATGAACCTCTCCCCCCACTTCACCCTGGAGGAATTCTGCGCCAGCGACATTGCCTCTCGCAAGGGGATAAATAACGACCTGCCGATAGAACTCTACGACACGGCCAAACAGACCGCTGAGCTAATGGAGCGCATCCGAACCCATCTATCCGTCCACGCTGGCAAACCTTGTCCTATCTATATCTCCAGTGGATACCGCAGTCCCCTGGTCAACAAGGCGGTGGGGTCATTGGATACGAGCGACCATCGGAAAGCTATGGCGGTGGATTTCAAATGTCCTGAATTTGGCTCGCCTTTAGAGATTAGCCGGGCGCTTGTGCCTATGGTTGAGCTACTCAAGATCGGGCAATTGATACATGAATTTGGCTCCTGGGTGCACGTATCAACCCGGCTACCCGATAAGATGATTAACCGTATTTTGACAATCGACGCTAACGGCGTGAAAGTGGGGATTTAATGACCGACGTTACAGGGATAGGCGCAGTCGCGGATTTGGCGGGGACTGTAATCAATAAGATATGGCCTGATAAAACTGAGCAAGAAAAGCAACAGCTTGCCGCTGCGGTGATGGTCATTCAGGGGCAGCTTGATATTAACAAAGAGGAAGCGAAAAGCCCGAACTTCTTTGTGTCCGGCGCTCGCCCGTTCATCATGTGGGTTTGCGGTGCTGGCTGTGCCTGGAACTGGATTGGCTTACCCGTTGGCAAATTCGCCCTTGCGATTGCCGGGATTAGCCTGGCGATCTCTCCGGCAGACCTATCCGAGATGATGCCCCTATTGTTGGGCATGCTTGGGCTGGGTGGGATGCGGACTATTGAGCGGCTGAATGGGGTTGCCAGGACTTAATCAGAGCATCATGCGCCTCGCTCATGGCTTTGTCTTGCTCTCTTAGCTCCCTCATGTGGGCTTTGATGCGGTCGGTGCTGTAATACCTGGCTGACTGTCTCAAAGCCTTTTCAAACCACGCATTAGCCCCTTCGCGGCCTTCCTTGGCTTTGATGTTGTAGTTGTAATATAGAAACCTAGCCTCAGCCTCGATCAAGCTATTCCCCCGATTTACCGCCAAAATGGTTACCACGAAGGCACGGCTTTACCACTTCGCAAGCCAAAATCATCCGGGGCGGCTTGCTTATGGCATCGGAGGCTTTTTACCAGGCGCAACCCTAGCGGGAAAGTAGCCCTCGTCCCCTTGTTTGGTAAGTTTATCGCTGTTTTGTTTCCGTTTGCCAAGCCTACCGAAAATAATCTCCCAATTCGTTTCATAAGCTTTATCATCCCGTTGCTTGCGCGGTGCGCTGCCTTTGCCCATTCAATGCCTCGATTGCTAACCTAACCCCGTCGGATAAATTACCGCCTCCCAATCGCCTGGCAATAATCGCATGAGCTGCCGTTAGTCGGACGGGGTAAACATCCATCGGCGCGTCTTGTCTTAGTTTTGACTGCATCCCATAGTATTACACGCGAGTGTTACGCTTTCCGTCATTGTAATACGGTAAACGGGCGATGATTGACGCCTGTCAAACTTCAACCGCTGTCATGGACGTTCCTTTTCCCACTCTCAAGTCTCAACTGGACGAGCACATCGCTGCGAACGAAAAGAAGTTTGCAGAATACGATTCCCTTATTTCCTCTTACATGAAAGGTTTACCCATGACTGATGGTTTGAACATTACTAGCGCAGATCCAGCAATGATGATGGCCGCGATGAATAAAGGCGATGGCGGTATGTTGGGCGGTGGTGGCTTGCTTGGTGGCCTTTTGCTTGGAACACTTCTGAGGGGTGGTAACTTGCTGGGTGGGGGAGATAATGCCCAATCTCAAGCCAATATGTCGATCATGGCAGGCTTGGGTGACCTGAAGCAAGCTGTTGCAGTCGGTGGCGCTCAGATGGAAACATCAAACGCCAACCAGACCATTGCCACCATGAGCGCGATTAACGCATCAACTGGGGCAACGCAGATCGCAGTGGGTGGGTTAAAAGACCTGGTTAACTCTAACGGCATCGCCATGATGCAAATGTTTAACACGGTCAACCAAACTATCTCGGCTGACGGTGACAAAACCCGCGCCCTGATAACCAATCAATACGAAGCCACGCTCAACCGTCAATTGTCGGACGCTAACGCAGCGATTATTGAGCTACGCGGTGACCAACGCGCTGCCGCAGCTGCTCGGGCGACTGAGATCACGGTCAATCAAAACGTGAACCAGATGCAGCAACAGCAACAGCAACAAGTGTTGAACGACCGCATCGGTGCGCTGCTGGCCTCCCATCAAAACATCCAACAAGGGATAGTGAACCTTGGCACGATGACGGGTCAGGCAGGCCAGCAAACGGCGGCTAACACGCGCGTATATTGACCATGAAGTCGCGCGGCGGAACATAGGTTTCCCGCGCGGCTAACGGTTGTCGCTCTCGGGGTTTGCAAGCATCGGGCTTTTCGGGTCTTGTGTACTTATGAGGGTCAGGGGCTGCGAGATAATCGCGGCCTTTTTTCGTTATGCCGTACTTTTGAATAAAGGGCGTGCCGTTTTTTCGGGGCGACACTTCATAACCCTTGATCTCGACAAACCCCATGCGCCTGATGTAATAGACCTGGTTTTCAAGCTGGGGATTGACCTTGAGAACATCAATGATGGTCATAGGCCCGTTATCGGCCAGCATTTTTAGATATTGCTTTAGTTTGTTCATTTCATTTAATTCCGTGTGCGGCTTCGATTGCCCGGGCAAATGCAACCAGGCTTATGGGTTCGTCCTTGTCAAATGTATCGCGTATATCTCGGATTTGTAAAACGCTCAATGGCTTTTTTGGTTGTTCATCCTCGAAGCACTCCATGGCCTCACACACCCCATCGGTTGTAATTCTGCATGGCGCTCGATCGGCTTTTTGCTTGCAGGCGTAGCAGGTATTGGTGAAAGAACTCATTAGTTTGTCTCCGCATTTCACGCACTTGGGCGGCTCGGCCTTTGGCTTTTCGATCACTTTCCGTGGTAGTGGGCACCATGCAATAACCCATGATGCGTCGGGATGATACTGCCCAATCGTGGCAATGTCGCCCTGGGTGAGTAACAAGACCTTGACGCCCCTGGGGGTATTTTCATCCACGGGTAGCCAATAGTTGTCAGTGGCAACCGCTGCGGTCTTGGTTGTGTTGATTGTGTAGTTCATTTGCCATCGTCCTCCGCGTCATACAGTCCCCAGGTGGCGACTTGTAGGTTATGCACCTGCTCCGGGAAAAATGCGCCTATGGTCACCGGGGCGACCTGGTAAAGCTCCTTTAGTGCACCCTCGGCGACCAGGCGATGCTCTTTTTGCGTGGCTTTATCGAGACGGGATTGCAGGTAGTGGATCCAGCTCCTGAACGTACCATTGGCATAAATCCGGGACGGCGTGAGCCCCTCTGGCAACAGTGCTCTGGCTTGCTCTTTGGCAATGCCTTTGGCAAGGGCTGCTCTGTACGCTTCGCCGCTGGCGCTGATAACATCGTTCTGAGCTTGCGCCCACCATTCGGCCAAGTCCTTGTCGTCGGTTTCTAGGCTGTTTTGGCGGTTTTTGGTGTCCTGTAAACGGCACTCGCGCAAGTCCACGGCTGGCAAAACATCGACAGACGAATATCTTTGGCTCAGTTCCTGAAAAAATAGCGATTTGTGGCGAAGAATCTGCCGCCCAATATCGCGGGTGGTGTTGATCTCAATGCAGGCGTTTGCCATCTCGAAGGGTGAAACGTGACCTTCGCGCATCATGTACCGCAGCAGGCTATCGATTGCCGGGTTCGCCTGGTTGTCAGGATTGGAAACCCTGGCAATATAGGCTATGGCTTTGTCAGCGTCGGGCGTGGCCCAGATTAGTTTTATCATTTAAGCTCCTTAAAAACGCGCACTTTTCCAGTTTTGGTTACATATACCTGGGTATGCCCCTTTGGGGTGTCGATTGCAATCACGACCCATCCTTTTTTTTCATCGTACACGCATCGGGTTACCTTTGCTGCGCCAAATTCAAAACCATAGGGTATTTCTGCAAAATGAGTCATTTATTTACCTTCTGTATTTGTGATTTGCTCAACCAGCCAATCAAGTTGCTGTGCAATTGCGCCGAAGTGTCCACATTCGGGGATTCGTGCTTTTAATGCTTGAAGCATTGCAATGTCTCGCGCTTCGCTTAATGCTTTTAGCCATTCTTCGGGAATTGGCTGATTTGTAGTCATACATAGATCCAAGTAGCCGCAGTAACCATGCCAACCAAAAACGAAATTTCAAGATATGCGAACCTTGTGCCTGCCCCCCAACTTTGCATGTCCCAATTCCAGAAGATGAGCCCGAAAATTGGATATACCACAACGAGCGGCAGAAGCAGTAGAACTGCGAATTTAAGTAGCTTGGTCATATCGCCCCCGAGATAACAACAACTATCAGGAAAACAGACAGTGCCACGGTCGCCACGTCGATCAATAGTTGGCTAATGTCTGAGCGGTTGGTTCGCCCTTGGTTGCAGTCTTGATTGCAGCAGGTCATTTCCGGGCCTCCAGCATTGCGTCTGCAACTTTGTAGCAAACCACTGCAATCATCTTTGGGTCCGGTATTGCTCTAGACGTTGCAGACATTACTGATGCAAGCATTTGCGCTGCAAAGTAGTCTCGCAGGGTCATGCCCTGAAAAGCAGTTCCAAAAGGAAATGCTGGCCCGCCTGTTTCTTTCGTCATTTTTCCAGCTCCTTAATTAACGCATCCGCATAAAGCACGGCCTGCGATGTGATCGCCTCAGCCTCGGGAAACGGGTTTTTGTTGATCAGCGCCTGCATTGCCATTGCCGCCAGCATTGCCCTGGTATCGGTTGCTATAGGTGTCGCCTGATCGGGATTTGATTCGCTCATGGTCTTGGGCTCCGGTTCGTTGGTTATTGAATGGCTCGGGTTTGTAGTAGCCGTCCATTTTGTTCACGGTGTTGGGTTTTGCTTTCATTTTTAATCCTTAAACTCTACGCACGGCAACGGCCGGAAGCTCGTAGCTCGTGT